CGCCGACGCCCGGTTGATGGCGTCAGCGACCGTGCGAGCCACGTCATCCGGTGACGCGACGATGCCCGCCTCGACGTTCACGGTCACCGATGGTCGCTCCGGCCCACCGCCACCCATCGACTTCGGCACACTCATATCGAGCGCGTTCGTCTTCGCGTTCACGTCCGCCAGAATCTTGTCCACAGCCGCGTTATCCGCGATGCCCTGCGCGTTCGGACGTGACAGCACCCCTGCCACGGCGACCATTCCCGACTTCGTCGCGGTGCTGCCGCCCAGTGCGAACAACTGCTTGGCGAGCTCGACGGATTCCCTGCCCACCGCCTGCAGCGCGTCCGCCGCCTTCTTGGTGCTCGCTGCGGCCTTCTCGCTCTCGTTGCCCAGCACCTTGACCGCCAGCTTGAGAGCCTCGGTGTAGTCAACGTCGAGCACGCGCTGCAGGTCTGCGGCCAGCGTCTCCATGATCAGGGTCTGGTCTGCCTGCGATGCCTTGACGATCTCCATCTGCTCCAGCCCGCCCGCGCGGTACGCTTCGGCGAGCGCGAGGTTCTGTTCCTCCGCCAGGCTTCGTCGGAACGCTGCGAGCGCGGTCTCTGCCGCTGTTAGCTTGACGACTTCCTCTTTTGCTTCTCTGGCTGCCGGGATTAGCTTGTTCGTCGCGTCCCGCCATTGATCCGTAACCCCGCCCATGTCGCCGAGGTCGATCGCAGTATTTCTGGCAATAGCGCCCATTCCGCCAAGAGTCTCGGCGAACAGCTCCATATTGGCATTAGCCTGCGTAGCCCCAGCCGCCAGCCCCACGAACTGCACAACAGCCTTTGCGCGCTCAATGAAACTTGCGGATGAGTCTGCAATCGTAGCCCCGATTCCCCGCGCTCCCTGGCGCATATCGAACGATGCAGATTGCGACGACGCCTCCGCAGCAGCCGCGATAAACCCAGCAAGCTTGCTGGTCGCTTGCCCGATGGCGATCACGATGTCCGCGAACACCGACACAATCGTGCCGAGCTTCTCGGCCAGATTCTCGACGCCCGCTATCGTCTTCGGGTCGGTGGCGAACGCCAGCATCTTGTCGGCGAGCGGCGACAGCCCATTCACCAGCGCCTCGCCGAGCTTCTCTTGCAGCTCGCCGATCGCCATCGAGAATCGCTGCGCCTTGCCCGCAGCGGTGTCGCCCATCGCCCGCGCCGTGCCGCCGACCTGGGACTCGACTTCTTTGAGGATGATGCGCTGCGCGCCGAGCACGTCGTTGGTGTCCACCATCGTCTTGATGGTGGCCTTCTGCGACTCGGTGAACTGGATGCCCATCCGCGACAGCGCCGAGACGCCGGCGATCGGGTCGTTGAGCGCCTTGCCGAGCTGCAGCGCAGCCGATTGAGCATCGCCGCCGAACACCGCGCTCATGTCCAGCGCGGCCTCGGTCGCCCGCTTGAACGACTCCGGCGCGACATCCTTGAACGTGAGCAGCGTGGTCTGCACGTTGCTGATCGACTCGTCCGCTATGCCGGTCGCCGCCTGCAGCTCGCTGGAGAACCCCAGCAGCTCGTTAGTCGTGACGCCCATCTGATTGCCGGTCGCCTTGAGCACGGCGTCCAGGCGTACCGTAGCGGTCTCGCTCTCGGAGAACGCTGAGATCAGGCTAGATGCCGCAGCCACCGCCCCGCCGACCGCTAGCGTCACCGCGCCCAGCGCCAGCCCCACTGGGACGAGTGACGAGCCCAGAGACTGAGACATAGCAGTCGTGCCGCCGAGCCCCGACTGTAGCTTCCTGAGCTCTGACACGGCAGGGTCGGCATCCGCGCGGATGCGGATCGTGACTTCGTTCTCAGCCACCGGTGAGCCCTTCCTGCACCATCGAGATCATGCGGATCATTTCTACGTCCTCGGCCAGCACCTGCGATGGCAGCGCCCCGTAGCGTTGGCACAACGCATCGATCAGCTCTGCGCGTTGCAACTCAAACGGCTTCGTCACCACGTTGCCATCCGCGTCCACACCACCGCCGACGTGCCGCCAACGCTCTATGCGCTGACGGCTGATTGAGGGACTGATGCTACCTGCTCGCCCCACGCGCCCATGATCGTCGAGGCTAGGCTCGATGTGAGCCGGAGCATCCCGTCGCCAGATGCCGGGATCGGCCCCTGGTCATCGGAGATGCTCCACTCGATGAGCACGTCGTCGCCGAACCGCTGGTATGCAGCCCGGATACCGCTGGAGTCTGAGCCCATCTCCTGCAGCTCTAGCATCTGGCCCAAGCTGATGTTCAGACGGCAGACCACCTCTGCGCCCTCGTAATCGTCCAGTATCAGCTTGAGCCGCTTAGCCTCGATCTTGTACGCCACGTCTCACCCCTCCGAGTGTGCCAGCCAATGATTGCTACGGAACAGTAGACCACGTTGGCGTCGTGCCGCTCTGCAGCTGCAGGCCAGCCGACCACGTCAGCGAACCGTCAGCGCCGCGCGTCAGGTTGTACGAGTCGACGAGGCACTCCATCGTCAGGTACGGGTTACCCTGCGTGTTGCCGCCCACCTTATAGTCGACAGTCCGAGTCCCCGTCCGGGTTGAGAACACCGCGTGCGCCTGATTCGCCGACGCGTTGAACACGCCGGAAACGGCGAACGAGCCGTCGCCGAGTGCAATCAGCCGCTCCATCGCTGACTTGTCCAGCCCCGTGATGTCGAGCAGCGCCTGCCCCACGTTCACGCCCAGGTTGGTCACATCTCCGCTGATGTCCTTCAGCGAACCTGCGCTGTTATCGCACGCAAAGTAGTCCCCGAGGCCCGATTGCTTTGCCATTGTGATGCACCCCTTTCAGGGACTACAGACGAGCGACGCCCGCCACGAACACGATTGTTGAGAACGTCCCCGAGGTGTTTACCCTCAGGTAACGGTTGATGGTGCCGCTCGCCGTCGAGCGTTGAGCGAACGGTACGGTCGCCGTGGTCACGCTGGTAAACGTGATCAGGTCGGTAAACGTCACGTTGTCGGTGCTGTGCTGCACCTTCACCACGCAGGTGCCGGATGTCAGGCTCATCGCCTCCAGGTATGCCACGCATCCGTTCGCGCTACTGGCCGCGTTGTCGACGCCGGTGCCGCTCGACGCGGATGCGTTGGTGGTCTTGCTGGCCGTCAGCGTCACGCCCCACTCGGTCTGCTCACCAGCCGTACCGCTGTACGTCGCCGTCGTCGCCAGCGCGGAGCCGGGAGCGCGGTTTACGACGTAGGTCGCCTCCTTCGCCGTCATGCCGCAGAACGGGTCTCCCAGCGCCGTGCCCAGCTGTGTGAACACGATCTGGTCGGCGGTCGGCAGCTTGCCGCTGTTGCTGGTGTACGCCGCGTGGTCGCTCGCCGCCTCAAACCAGCCGTTCACCGTCAGCGAGGAATCAGACATACCCGCGATCCGCGCCCTGGCCGCGAGGTCGAGCGTGGTCACGTCGAGCAGCTGCTGCGTGTAGCCGATGGAATCGACCACGTTCACATCTCCCGACAGGTCGTAACCCGCCGCGTACAGCCGGACACCAAGACCGTTGACCTTTGCCATCTGCTACTCCTTACGGGACGATCGGCGATTCGCCGTAGATGTTCACGCTGAACGGGATGCTGACCTGCCGGAACACCAGCCCGCCGATCTCGATGTAGCCGGTGCTCGCATCCCCTGGCCGCGAGTCGGTCGCGTTGCCGGTGAGGTTGGAGTCGGCCCGCAGCGCGGTCTTGATGCCGACGATTGCGTCCCACATCTCCGCCTCGATGCTCTCGCGCATATCCGGCGATGCCTGCATCCGCCAATAGCACCGGATGGTGAACTCGGCGATGGTCGACGAGTCGCCCAGCGTCGTGAAGTCCTCGCGCTGGCCCGTCAGCCAGAACGCCACCATCGGCGTAGCCGGCACCGACAGCGGCTCGCCGATGTACGACGCCACGAACGTCGGCGTCGTGACCGTGCCGAGCGCGGTCTCGATGGCGGTGATTGCGCCTGCCCTGGTCACGTCAGCGCCTGCCTGATTTGCGTCAGCATGATCTTGGCGATGCGC